GGTGTGCCAACAAAAGTCTCATCAAGTTTGATTAGAGCATCAGTAGCATCCCATGATATTGTGTTTAAGTTGATTGAATATGTAGACATAGTATCTCCTAGTTTGTGGGGAGGTTGCCCTCCCCGGTTAAATTACTTGTCAGCTCTAGCTTGAGTAACTTCAAACGCTTCAGCACCTAAACAAACCTCGCCTCTGTCGTTAAGCATAAGGTGTTCTAGTGCCGCACTTTGCTCGATGTCTTTTTGCTCTGCTGAAATGTGAGCTTGACCAAGTGTAATTACACCAAGCATAACAAAGTCTAACAAAATTTTTACTGGAGGAACTTGACCATTGCTTCTCCACACAACAATGCCATCAACAAATTTAGCATCGTTCCATTTTGTCTCAATTGAATCGTCATAAGAATAAACGTGAGTGCCATAATCAACAACTTGAATATCTTTTGCAAGTAGAACATCGCCAGTAAAAGTTAATGGAAACTGTTTCCTGTGGTCAGTCATTCCTAATTCTTGTTTCTTGTAAAGGTTACTTGCAATATAAATTTCGTTTGGTAATGTGTTCATTTGTATCTCCTATGGGTTAAAAGTGTGTAATTCATCTCAATTACGAGGTAATTATACAACATTTGAGACCATGTGTCAAGCTTTATTTAATTAAATAGAATAAATAAATTAAAAAAAAAGGGAGGTTGCCCTCCCCGGTTAATTTATAGTGTGTCAATTATTTCTTGGTTGCAAGCTATGTATCGTTTGCAGATTTTTCTATATTGCTTAACATCTGCCTTGCTCCAGTTAGAAAAAATAGTTTCAAAACTCCAAAAACTGCGACCATATTTTTGATGAAACTTTTGAATTTCTAAATCAATTGATTCTTTTTCTGCATTTAATTTATCAATATTTGTCATTAAATTATTGCTCCTATTTTGTGGGGAGGTTGCCCTCCCCGGTTAAAATTAACGTATATATTTAAAGCCTCTGTCCATTGTTATTTTTCCCGGACTTTGACCTGCTTCTAATAAATTAAAATATTCTGTTGGTGTCATATTTTTAATTAAAAAAGTGATAAAACGTTTAGCTATATTTCTGTTGTATTTAAATCTACCAACAAATTCACCACGTTCACCATTCAAAAAATCATAAGTCAAATATTCACCATCAAAATTAAATTGGTCTCTGTTAAATCTATTCATTTGTATCTCCTATTTAAGTTAAAAGTGCCATCAAGTTCTCAATGACAAGGTCATTATATCATAATTGATATGTTCTGTCAAATTAAATAGAAAAATAAATTAAAAAAAGGGAGGCTGTTAACCTCCCCGGTAGATTGTGTTACGTTACGCCGCAAGCATCTCAGTAAGCAATGGAAGGACTTTTCTTACCTTAGCCTCACGATTGTATATCGTAGCAACTTTGTTAGCCTCATTCTTAAATTTGGCGTGACTAGACCAGTCAGTCAAAGTGTTAAACAATGCCCAAACAGTAGTACCCATTTCAGCTTTGTATTTAAGAAATGTTTCCTCAAGTAAAACCTGAAGTCTGTCGCTCTTGCCAGCTACCTGTTCGAAAATTTTAGTAGCTGTAGCATTTGTAATACCTGTCTTAGCATACTGTTGCCAAATTTTAACGTTAGCTTCGTAGACCTCAAGAGCTGTCTCCATTTTAGCTATAGCAACATCAGTATCTAGCGTGCTAGTGTGTTTAGCACTATATGAAGACAATGAATCGACTACAACCTGACCGTTCATACAAGCTAATCTAACAGCGCCTAGCATAGACATAAACTTCCAAGTACCATCACATGAGTTAAGCACCATAATTTGAAGCTGGACAAAGTCACCAACATCAACTGCCATTTCATGAGCTGGGAAAGTATAAACAACTTTAGTCTTAGCTCCATTGTGTGAGTAGTGGATTTTTTTAGTCATGCCAGTTCTGTCTAAGTTCGACTTCATAATTACATCGTGGAACTGAGGCATGATGTCAGCATCTTGAACTAGATTATAGTTTTTACCAACAACTGCAATTGGCTCACCAGCTTCATTAACAATAGCTTTGTGTGTCTCTACAGTTTTCTCAATCCATTCTTTTTTTGTAAATAAGCTTTGCTCATAAACTCTTGGGTATTCATTTACTATTTCCATTGTATCTCCTATAAGTTAAAAAGTTGTCTCGCCATCAAGTATGTCTCAATGACGAGGTCATTATATCAGTATCTAATTAAATAGTCAAGCTTTATTTAATTAAACAGGTGTATCAGTTTTAAACCACTTGTCACTAACATCACCATCATCATTTTTGACAGTCCAATATTGAGTAGTAAAACCTAATATGTCTCTGTCTTTTTGTGCATATCTTTTTTCAACTAATGTGACTTCACCAATATATGCATCATCCATCATCCAATAATGATAAAGTTTAACTCTGTTGCCAACTTTAAAATCTTCATAATTATTTTTTGATGGTGCAAACATTTTGTCTTCATCTTCAGTCATTAATTTGTCAAGTGCATCACTTAATATATTTACTGCTTTAGTCATTTGTATCTCCTATTTTATAATCCAAGCCTGTTTTTCTACGTTAGAATGACAGACACCACACGCTATTGCTGACCATGAAAAATGATAAACTGTAGCGAATTTGAAACATAGTGGACAGATAATTTGTTTACCATCTGCCCCAGCTCTAGTATGTTTGTCAACATACTTTGTATTGTGTGTAATCGTATACATTATTTTTTATTACCAGTTCGCATGCCAATGCTAAAAATATTCTTAGCCGCACTATCAAGACAATCAGTAATCTCATGTACAGTTTTATCAAGTTGCTTAATGTGTTTAATCAATATATCAATTTTTTCTTGTTGGTCTGTAATAACCATTTGTTGTTTTTGTATAACTTGAAAAACACTTCCATTTGGAAAACGTGTCATGTCATCTATAGCTATGTTGCCATTATTATCGAAAGCTTCAGAACCCCAGCCATTTTTAATGTCAAATGCTCTGTCAAGTCTTTCGTCCATGTCACGTATATCGTCTGAATAAATACTAAGTTCTATCATTTAAATCTCCTAAAAGTTAAAGTGTGGGGAGGCGAACCTCCCCGGTTAAATTACTTAATGCCTAACCTTATCATTTCTTTCTGCTCCCATCTTGAAACCATCATGCTTAGTTCAGCTTCAGTTGGGTCAAGGTCATCTAGGTATAAATCAGCTTCAACAAAATTCCAGTTTACAACACCGGCTGAGTCAACGTTTTCAGCTCTAACTACTGACCTGTTAAATGCGTCCTGTAGTATGTGTCTACGAGCCTGACCTTTAAGCATACGCTCTTTAGAATCAAGCCTAGCAAGTTCAATGTCATCTAGTTGGTTGTTGATAATATCTAATGTGTTCATTCTAGCTCCTATGGGTTAAAAGTGCCACCGTTTATCTCGATGACAGAGTCATTATATCAGATTAGATACGTTCTGTCAAATTAAATAGAAAAATAAATACAAATAGTTTGCACTAAGTTTTTTCTCAGGGTATGATTCGAGTCTTGGTTTAGTGTTTTTTGGGTAAGCTTACAACCCGGAAAGCACAAACCCCCTGAGGTGGTTGACGTCTCAGAGGGTTCATTAAACTGGTGTTTGCCCACCGTTCTGTAGAAGATTATACCATCTCACAACAACTTGGCAAGTATCAGGATACGAGAGGTGATATGTCTAGCCGATACATGCTTCACTCAGACCTCTATAAATATTAAAGAGAATCAGCAATCGTATTCCATAGCTGTTGATTGATGATAGGTTACTATCGTAGAGTGCAGAAGGCTGAGTACCTATTACAAGGTAGCGATGACTCTAACCTGACTAGCTGTAATGGTGTTAGGCTCGGATGATACTGCGAAGGCTTTATACCGATGAGAATCTCTAGTTTAGTCTAGGCTATTCTAGGGATTTCTTTACCCGAAACTCCCAGCTCAGGCATTACCCGATAAGTTAAAAAGCTCTTTAAAAGGGATTTATCCCTCTGCTTTGTTTAGGAGAGTCTCCGAAGGAGAAGTCAGTACAAGAAAAAAAACAAGTACCATACAGTATCTTTATTGATATAATAGAATCTTTTTCAATATATAATTCTTATGAAGAAAGCAATCTATTACCATTCAATTCCAGCAGAAATCAAGAAATTAGGCATCACACAGAAAGAATGTGCAGAGTTACTTGGATGTTCTTTATCAGGTCTAACTCATCGTATTGCCGCAAACAAACAACAGCTACATTGGGCAATTTATGGAGTCTCAAATTATTTAGGCACAGTAGATAATTTGCAACGTGATGTCGAATGAAGAAGTTGCTGAGACAATTCATAATCTTATGGCATTGCTAACCAAGATTGAAGACAAGCAATTAAAATCAGACTTGGAAGACCAAATCATTTCTTTGTGTGACCAGCTTAAATTTACTATGATTATGGATAAGCTTAAAAATGAGAAATGATGAACATGAAGTACAAAAAGCTATATGTCAATATTTAGACATCAGGAAGATTTTTTATTTTGCTATACCTAATGGTGGTAAACGCAGTAAAAGTGAGGCAGGAAAATTTAGAGCTGAAGGTGTAAAAAGTGGCATACCTGATTTATGTTTATTGATGAATGGCATTGCTTTTTTTTTAGAGGTCAAACGTCCAAAGAATGGCAAAACACCTAAAGGTAGATTGACTGCTAACCAACAAATTATGATAGAAAAATTAGAAGACGCTGGTTCAGACACAGCAGTAGTATATTCAGTTGCTGATGTCATAGGACAACTTATTGACTGGGGATTTAATGAAACAAAATAGAATCACTAAGTCAGCTCGCAATGAAGCATGCACCCTAAAATTAGACCGGTGCTTAGGCAAGGGAGAGACCACAGTCTTTGCCCACAAAAATACAGATGGAGTTGGCATTAAAGCAACTGATGAATTAGGTAGAGATATAGGTTTTTATTCATGTTTCAATTGTCACACCAGTTATGACCAAGGTCATGAGTATTACAGCAAAGAATTTATGGATGAGGTTGTAGAGTTTGCAATACGTGCGACTGATAAAAAACTGAAAGAAAAAGGTTTAAAGTGAATACCTTTGAAGAAGACTTAGAAGATGGACACAATGCAGAACAAGATGTCTTAAAATTATTACAGACCCAATATCCTAGTGCAGTTATTATTCCGGGTTACTGTAAAGAAATGGATATATACGTACCTGAAAAACACAAACGTTATGAAGTTAAAAAAGATTTTAAGAGTAAGTACACAGGAAATTTAGTAGTAGAGATTGGAATGTATGGTAAGCCTTCAGCGTTGATGACCAGTAAAGCTGACACATGGGTTTTTGTTACACCAAATCAATATGGATTTATAGAGAGAGAAAGAGTTAAAGATTGCATCATAGAAAATAACTTAGAATACAAAACGTTTGTTGGTAATGGTGATACAGTATCTAAGAATGCTTATCTAATCAAACAAGAATTGCTTTTTAAATATGCTTATAAAATTGTAAACTATGAGTAATAAACTACAAAGAATTTTAAAGAGAGACAAACCTAAAGCTGATATATTAGAGAACATGACTCGCACTTGGTTTAAAAATTCTGATGCACCTGAAGCTATTGTAACTATTAAACCTAATACCGCATCACGCTCAGTTAAACAAAACGCATTCTATTGGCGCATAGTTTCTATCATTGCTGATGACACAGGAAACTCACCTGATGCACTCCATACATATTTTAGCAGTCAATTTTTAGAGCCTTTAATTGAAGAAGTTAACAACAAACCAGTAGTAGTGATAAAATCGACTACAAAGTTAACTGTAAATGAAATGTCAAAGCACTTGTTAAAGGTTGTAGATTTCGCAGATGACTTAGGAATACGACTTGACTTGCCGGATGATTGGAGAGGTCTAGTAACTGCGGAGGTAGAGAGTGGAGACACAGGAGCTTAAAGAATTTCATATAAGAGAGACTGATACATTGCCATACTTGTACATTGCTTTACTAGAGTATTGTTCTGAGCTTACAGGTGAAACGATAAAAGATATAGATACACAAATGGCTTGGACTATACTTGGAGATAATTTTCCTACAGGAGAAAAACTAAATGGCTAAGATTGGATTGTATGATAACATTCACGCTAAACGTAAAAGAATCAAAGCTGGTAGTGGTGAGACAATGAAACGTAAAGGTGCTAAGGGTAGACCAACTGCCATGAACTTTAGACAAGCCGCTAAGACTGCAAAGAACCGAGGTATTAGATAATGGGTGCGCCAGTTAGAAAAGGAGACAATCCAAGGAGAGCGGCTTTCTTACAACGCATGGGAAAGATGAAAGGAGCTGAATATAAAGATGGTGAAGCAACTCCATTGCTTAAAAGTCTTAGAGCATGGGGAGCTTCAAGTAAAGCTGATGCAGTTGCTAAAGGTAAAGCAATTAGTAAAAGAAATGCGGCTAAAAAAACTAGGACAGCATAATGGCTAGACCCACAATATATACTGAGAAGCTTGAAGATAAAATGCTAGAAGAGATAGCCTCAGGTCGAAGTGTCATCAGTTTATGTAGAGAGGAAGACTGGACACCGAATGCAGATACTTGGTATCGCTGGATGTATAAGATAGATGGATTATCCGATAGATACACGCGCGCGAAGTCAATCAGCTCAGAGTTTCATGCTGACCAAATTTTAGCTATTGCAGATGAAGCAGACAATCAAACATTTCAGGTTGCACGCTTACAGATAGATGCAAGAAAGTGGGTAGCTAGTAAGCTCGTGCCTAACAAGTATGGAGAGAAGACACAGATAGACCATACAAGCTCTGATGAGACCATGAAGCCAACGACTATTCAATTAGTTTCAAAGGCAGACTGATGGCTGGTCTATTAGATGAAATTAAAGATGGAATAAGTGAAGGCTTAGGTAATCTGTGGGATGGTGTCAGCGATTTTGCTGGTGGTTTGTTAGAGGTTAGTCCTGAACGCCAAGCTGAAGTAGACAAATACTATGCAGATTTAGACGCTTTAAGACGCACATTACCGCAACACGCTTGGAGATTTAAAGAACCATCTACTGACCCAAACAAAGCAAAGCGATTTATTAAAAGAATACCTACTGGTCTTGCTGGTGCGATGGATGAAGCACGAACAATATTCTCAACACCTCAACACGTGGCAAAAGGTGCAATTGATTTAGGAACTGGTGGTCTGCTTAATTTAGTAGGAGCTGAGACAATTGGAGAGGAACAACGTGCAGTAGCTGATGCATTTGGTGGTGTGGTTAAAGCTACGTTTGAAGATTGGGATAGCTTTAGCAATGCTGTAGCAAATAACCCTGTAGAAGTATTATCTATCATGGCTGGTGGTGGTATGACTACAGCTAAGTTAGCTTCTTTAGCAAACAATACAGCGCTCAAACCAGCTATCAGAAACACACTATATACTTTGTTAGGTGATGACCCAGTTGACTCAATAATGACTGGTGTATTTAAGTCTAATCTAAACCCTAACCTATCAAATTTAGGTCAAAGCAAATTACCCATTACTGTTTTCCAAGGTAACGAAAAGGGTGCAATCTTTACAAAGATGGACATGAACAAGATTGGTACTAACTCAGGCACTAAACGTCAGGGTCATGGTCTATATGTATCAGAGAACAAAGACACCGGTAAAAACTTTGCTAGATATGATTTTGATATGATGAGAGAAGCAAAACTATTATCTGAGATTGAGACTAACACGCCACTTGAAACTAGAATATGGGATGACTTAGCAACAGGTGTTTATCCGGACACAATTCGTAAAGAATTAATGAAGGATGTTACTATCAAGAAAGACTCAGCACAAATGGCAGAAGCAAATAAAATCTTGAGAGAAGTTGAAGAGAGATTTGATACTGCTATGAGCCAACTGTATGAAATAGATTTAAGTGATGAAGCTGTATCTCGAATGATACGCAGAGAATTACCATTGACAGGTCAACCGAATAATGTCCAAGCATTGATGCGCCAAAACGGTATGAAAGATACGGATACAGGTGCAGATTTTTATGAAGCATTAACAGAAGAGTTTGCAGATAAAGTAGGTGGGTTTGGTGCTGAAAAAGCGGCTTCTGCTTATTTATACGAAAACGGTATACCGGGGTCAAAATTTGTAGATGTTGATGGTAATAACAGAGCTATGTCTGAAGGAAAAGCCGACCCTAAAGCAAACAATTACGTCTTGTATTCTACTGACACCTCAAAGATATTAAAAAGACAAGACATTCCTATTACTGAAAACACAGGTGACAGAATAGGTATTACATCAACTATTGGTCAAGAAATAGACACAAGATTTGCTACTAGAAAGTCAGATAAAGACAGACTTCAGAAAGGTGTTATGGATGTACAAACTGAATTAGAAGGCACTAACAATATAATTGTTGGTGAGCAAAGTATTGTAAATTCAGAAGGCTATCCTTTTGTAGGCACTATGTCGGATGGTTCTGCTGGTAGTGGAATAATTACAAGTGTCAATGGCTCTAGTGTTGTAGTTGATGGTAAAGGAGTCAGAAGAACTGGTGGTCAAGAACATATGCTGATACCTGAAAATGTAGACCGAGGTATCTTGTGGGCGTCTGCTAAAGATGCTGTAGGTAAAATAGCTAAATCAGCTAATCAAGCAAGACAGTTATACAAGAAAGACCCATTGCTATTACCATTTAGTATGTCACCAACAGGTTCAGACTTTAGTAATCCCATTACCCAAACAATGCTTAACTCTGCAATCAATGGCTTAGACGCTAAACAGATTGCTATATTAGATGACCTTATACGAACTACATCAAAAGAAAGTGTTAAGAATTCTAAGGGTGAATTTTATATACGCTCTATTAATAAAAAGTGGCGTGGTACTAATTCAAAGAATCCATTAGAAGGCACAACAGGTTCTGAAAGAAAAGAGATAGCTCGTATCATTGATGTAAACTTTAGAACAAGTAGAGGTACTAGAGGAAGTGTTGACTATGACATAGGTGGTAAATTAGTCAAAGGTCAAAACAATGGTGTAGTGTCATATCCTACAGCACGATTAGCAAACGCTGACGAAAAACAATTAAACAAGAAAGAAGGCACACTACAAAATGTTGGGTTACTTAACATGCAAGAATTGATAGGTAAAGAAAAACCAATAACAGAAGCCTATGACACAGTTATTAAAGGTCAGCCAGTTTCTATGTTGCCTGAGAAAGAACGCAACATTAGTATTCTAGATTTGTTTGACAATACAAAAGCAGATGGTTCGCCAATGACAGCAGACAACATGACAGATAGTGACTTTAGAAAATTAACTATGCAGAATCCACCTATTGGTTTAATCACACATGACATATTAATGAACCTAAGCAAAAAGGGATTGTTAGATTAATTGATTACAAAGAAAAGAAATGATATACTTACGCTTAATTAAACAGGAGACACAGCATGGCGCATGTTAGCGGACATAATCCAAATAGAACCTCGTTTGAGCAAATCCTTGCAGAGTTAACAGAAAAATATAGAGGCTTAACTGGCGGCGTAATGGATGGTAACAGAGGCATAGATACTCCAGCAGAACGAGAGTTTTTACAAAACGCAATGAATTCCGATGGTTTTGATACTGACGCTGGTTTGATGGATGCATTAAATAACTATAAAAATACAAACAGTTATACGTTTGATGTAGATGGTAATACAGAAGGTTATACATTTACTGGTGATGGTTTAAGTGATGATGCAATTCAAAGAATGCGAGACATGCAAGGTATTACTGCTTACGGACAAGAAGACCCATTAAACACAATAGGTAATCTAGGAATCGGAGCTAGAGGTTTAGACACACCGGCTGAAAGAGAGTTTTTAGCTAATACAATGAACAGAGACCCAGTTTTAATGCCCGGTAGAACACCAACAATACCTGATGTAGTACCGGCTGGTATGCACCGAATGCCTGATGGCTCACTAATGAATGATTCTGACATGAATTATGCTGGAACTGGAGAGATGAGTCCTAACCCAACTGTTGTAGACCGCAACGCATTTAACAGACAATTTGCGGCGCTAACCAACGAAGAAAAATCTAGAGTTGAAATGATGATGTCGCAAATGAATGACCAACAAAAGGCAGACTTTGCGGCTGGTCTTACTGGAGCGCCATTAAATGGTTACGCTGTTCAGGATGAAAGATATGATTACATGAGACGAGGAGGTCGCTTCTAATGTCTTTATCTAATTACACAGGACTAAAAGCTTCTATAGCTGACTTCCTAAACAGAGATGACCTTACAGCAGTAATACCTGATTTCATTACATTGGCTGAGGCACAAATAAACAGAGACATTAGACACTTTAAGATGGAAGCAAGGTCTAGTGGTCAACAGTCAGCAAACGATGAGTATATGCAAACTCCTGCTGATTGGATAGAAACAATAAGATTACATC